GACCGTCAAACCTCCATATGTAGTTCCGTATCCTGTTGCTCCTACTGGAACGTGAATCTCTGTAGCCGCTACACCAGAAAACGGATTAGAACCCAAGGCAGGAGCAGTTGTAGCTAGGCAGTTTATTGTCCCTAGTAGTATACAGTTGCGGAATGCGTGCGAATCTATAGTCGTTACGGTATTGGGTATGGTCAAACTCAGTAAAGCGCTACATTCAGCAAATGTGAATTGCTCAATGGTAGTAAAGCCAGCGTTGTTTGGGAGGGTGAGACTTTCTACCCTGTCACAGCCTTGGAATGCTCTTTGTTTGATGGTGGAAACGCTGTCTGGGATGGTGATGCTCGTCAAGTCGCAGTTTTGGAATGCGCCATCCCCGATGTAGGTTACGCTGTCAGGAATGGTGACGCTCGACAGGCTAGTGCAGTGAAAGAATAAGTAATCTTCGACTCTGGTGAAGCCAACATTATTTGGGAGGGTGGCGCTCGCGAGGTCAGTGCAGCCACTGAATGCGCTAATCCCGATGCTGGTGACACTGTCGGGAATGTTGATGCTCGTCAGGCTAGTGCAGTCTTTGAATGCATTATTACCGATGCTTGCGATGCTGTTACCAATGGTTACATTTGTCAGGGCGGTACAACCAACGAATGCAGAAGGGTCAATACTAGGAACATTGCTGCCAATATAGATGCTAGTTAAAGTAGTGTCGTCGCCGTAATACAGACTATAAGTCAACGGAGCAGTAATGTTCCGTGTTTGCTCCACAGCACTGTGAAAGTCTGTAGTATACGTATACACAGAGTTTTTAGCCGAATCACTTAGCGGCAAATTACTAAATCTAATCTTTTTGGTCTCATCTGCGCCAGAGTCTACAACTGGCAAGAAGTCAGTTACTGAGTCAGCTGAAGTTAATTCTGTTAATTGTGATATTTTTTGGTCTGCCATTATATTTTTTAATTATACTACTCTAAACTTAAATTACGGGAGTCTTCAGTCAAAAGATGGTATTCATTTTCGAGTAGGATATGGTTATGAAAGAGTGATCTTGGATCAAGAGGTCTAAATCCGCAATCAACAGGGGGATTTATTTTTTCATCGAATCCAAAAAAATGATATTTTCTATTAAGTTCTTGAACTATATGGGTATACATATGGCCATATTGTTCGTGTGAAACAGGATTGCCAGAGGCTAAAGAGATAATTCTATCCTCAAAAATACCAGACCCAAAAAGACCTGAATTAAAGGAAGTATGTATTTCGCTCTGTAATAATTTAAGATTTTGCATGGTGGCTATATATTGACATCAAACAAAGTTATAAAACCTACAAGGTAAAAACCATTTTTAATTAAATCTTGTAAATCTGCCATATATTAGTATTACACATTTTTGAAAAATGTAGAAATTAATATCGCATATTATACTAGCCTTTTATTAAAAACTTTGTGTAATTTGTTTTTTACCTTCATTATTTTCACAAAATCTCACTTTGAATGTAACATTTGTCATGGCAAAAAATAATTACAAGGCAGATAATCTTTATTTTACTAATAGGAAGAAATATTATGAGCAGAAGAGATTTGAACCGACAAAGTCACTGGGATCTGACTTTTCTAATGAAGATTATAACAAAATGGTTGGATTCGCTGGTAGCGAATGGGTAGAAGGTGGTTTGAGTCGCAGAGGATTAGACTCTCTAGGGGTTAACAGTCAGCTATCGATTAGGTTCCCCAATTTAACTGGTGGAGGGAATCTTTATAAAAATAATGGAGGCTATATTACAATTAATGAGACCGTATGGCTTTGTCAAAAAGCTTGGGAGGAATTCCAGCTATTCCGCAACACCATTGAAGCTATGGTCGAATTCTCTATGTCAAAAATTAAATTATCGTCCCCCAATAAGAGTGCTAAAAATTTTTGCGAGACTTGGCTAAAGGCTATTAATATAGATGGATTTGCGGAGCAGTTTTATAGAGAATTGTATAGATCTTGTAACGTTTTCCCGTATGCGATGAAAGGGAAGATCAATATGAAAGATGCTAGAGATTTAAAGATGCATGCATCTAGTGCGGAAATACCAGTAAAATATACGATTCTTAATCCAGCCCAAGTAAGTTTATATGGGGGTTTGACAAACGACAGGGACATTTATAAAGTTTTAAGTCCCTACGAAATTAAAAGATTGAAAAATCCGCAAACTCAAAGTGAGAAGATTTTGTATCAAAAATTAAGTCCAGAAATAAAACAAGCGATTAAAAATAGTTCTGAAATATCTCAAACATCTTCTATTTATATACCTCTTAAAGACGTGAGTTCTGTTTTTTATCAAAAACAAGATTACGAATATTTTGCAGTACCACTTTTTTATGGAGTCCTAGACGATATTGAATTAAAGCTTGAAATGAAAAAGGCTGATAGGAAAGTTTTAAAGACCTTGGAGAATATGATTCTTAAGGTCACTATGGGAGGTTATAAAATTGACGGTAACGAAGTGCCTCCCAACCCAGAGCATTTAGCTTACATGAGGCAGCTTTTTAATAATGAGTCAACCCAGAGAGTTCTTGTTGCAGATTACACTACTGAAGTTGAATATGTTATTCCAGATATTACCAAAGTTGTAGGAGTTGAAAAATATGCTCAGGTAAATGAGGATATTCGCGAAGGATTGCAGTCAATTTTTGGCAGCAACGAGAAGTTTTCCAACCAAATGACTAAAGTTAGGGTATTTTGCCAGCGACTTAAGAGGGGGCAGTCTATTTTCAAAGAATGGATTGAAGGGGAAATCGGGAATATTTGCAAAGCTATGGGATATACAAACCCTCCGACAGTAAAACTCTCTTCTATTAGCCTTGAAGACCAAACCCAAATGAACAGGGTTTACACTCGCATGGCCGAATTGGGATTTTTGGTTCCAGAAGAGTTAAATACAGCAATCGAAGATGGTATTCTCCCAGAAAAATCAGAAAGCCTTGAAAATCAAAAAGAGTATCGTAAATTGAAAAACGATAGCCTTTATGAACCACAAATGAATTACAACCCAACAGATGAGGATTCTGGTTCATCTCGTAAAAGTGAAATAAAAAAAGAAAGAGGAAGACCAGCTGGTAGTGGCGTTCCGATTGGCGGACCTAGACAAAGCAGAGTTGTCGGCGGTATCGGGGGTATCTCCCTGAAGGAAATACAATCTTGTCTAATAGAGATGGATAAAATTAAAGAAAATGTAATTAAAAAACTCAAGGGTAGTTACAAGGTTAAGAAACTTACAGATTCCCAAGTTGATTTTGCCAATTCAATTGCGAAAAAGGTTGTCGAAAATTATAAAAAAACTGAGTGGGGAAAAGCTGTTGCCTCTGTGATTAAAAACAAATCAATTGATGAGGACCCAAAGATGCAAGAAGAGATCGATAAAATTTGTGATGATTTTGAATTAGACGCTTTTCTGGGCGCTTTAGTCTGGCATTCTCGCAGGGATGCACCAAGCAATTAAAGTGAAACAAATATAATAATTTTACTTTTGTAATACCATTGATAACTCTGAGTGCTTTTAATTTCACCAAAATGAACAAAAATTGTAATAAAATTTATGAATAAATTAAAATTTAGTAATTCAATTGTGGCAGAAATTTTTCAAAAGGAGCAGAAAGTAGAGGGGTCAATAGAGGAAAATAGCGATGGGACTGTTACTTTAGCTTATGATTATTCCGATCGACCAGAGGGATCTGGAACTTCCAGTTACGAGATCGACGAAAAGATTGCCAGATGTATGGAAGGCATGTCTTCTTCTATTAATAAAGAGTTGAGTTGGATGAATCAGCGTATCGATTATTTGGCAAAAGCTCTTTACGAGCATAAAGAAGGTCACTTACCTAACCCCCAAACACCATCTCAAATGCAAACAGCGATTGAAACTTTGGGCATGGGGGAAGATTACGAAGTTAAGAAGCGTACAATCTATGCAAGCTATGAAGGCAAATCCTTAGAGGCAACTTACTAATGAATAAAGATCAAATTAAAAAAGATTATCCATTTTCCACAAAAATAACTGCGGAATACCAAGTTATTCATCCGAAAGAAAGAGATGAACATCTCGCACTGGCATCTTTAGATTCTTTGAAAGCATTGCTTGATGTACCTAAAGAACAAATAGAGATGAACAAAGACCTTCTGTATATTTCTGCTGATTTATGGGTAGGGGGGATGGCTAATAAAAATGGGCATGCAATCACAACTGAAGATACAATAGCACTGGCCAAGCAAATTCCTCATAAATATTTGAACCTTGAACATGATGAAGATGTTGTCGTCGGATCTCTTTTCTCTTATGGATTCCGTGAATATGCGAATGAAAGAAATTTAATTCCAGAAGAAGATATTAAAGATTTGAACAAACCAATAGTTGCTTCTGGTGGCGGTTTTGTTTGGCGCAGTATTAACCCAGATTTGGCCGAATTACTTGTAGAAGCTTCTGATAAAAATTCTTTGAAATATGGGCAAGCATCATTCAGTTGGGAAGTTTATTTCAAAGAGTTCGCGATCATGGAAGGTTCAAAATTTGTTAATCAAGCACAAATAATTGATGATGAATCTGAAATAGAAAAGCGTGTTCCGTTTTTAAAAGATAACGGCGGCTCTGGAGAATATGAGGGTAAAGAAATTTACCGTCTAGTAAAAGGTCCGAAACTATTTTTGGGAGCTGGTATAGTAGGCAATCCTGCCGCTGATGTTAAAGGTATCCTTACTAGTGAAACAGAAGAAGATGTGAAAATTAAAGTAGAAGCTTCAAAAGATTATGAAGATCAAGAAGTTAAAAGAACAAGTAAAAAGAAAAAAGAAATTTCACATTCAAAAAAAATAAATGTAAAGAAATATACAGCTATGAAAATTAAAAATCAAGAAGATTATAAAACTGTATTAGCTTCTGTTTGCGAAAGCGAAGAAGTTGATCATAAACTCCTTGCCTCTCTTGAAGCGAATTTCGATAAAGTAACTGCTTCTGCAATTGCTGATGCGATCCGTGATGAGAGCGCCAAGTTTGCTACTGAGAAGAAAGAACTCGAAGAAGCGAAAGTAAAGGCCGCCGAAGAAAAAGCTAAAATTGAAGCAGAACTTACAGAGCTTAAGGAGAAATCCGAAGCTTCTGAAGAAGAACTGAAAGAGATTAAAGCCAAACTTGTCGCGGAAGAACAAACTCGCATTTTCAGCGAACGTATGGAAGCACTAGAAAAAGATTATGATCTTGAAGCTGATGACTCTAAAGTTATTGCTAAACAAATCAAGAGTCTTGACGAAGGTGGTTACGATGCTTGGCTCGAAGATTTCAAGGTTTTTGCTAAAGAAAAGTCTAAAGACTATAAAGCTAAAAAAGCCGAAGAAATGAAAAAGAAACAAGAAGAAGAAGAAGCTATTAAAGCCAAATCTTCAACTGAAGAAACTGAAGAGCAAAAAGAATCTCGTGAAAAGGAAGACGCTGCAAAGCTTATTGCATCTGCACAAGAAGATGTAAAACAAGAAGTAGCATCGACCCAACATGAAGAAAAAGTTTCCCTTGCAGATCAATTCACTGAATTCGAATTAGAGCTTGAAGGAAAATAATTTCACATCGTAAAAAAATAATTGTAATAACATTTAACTAATAAAAATTATGGCATTCAAAGACTTAAAACTAAAACCCCTTCGTAATATCTCTCCGTACGACATTCGTTCGCATCTTAGAGCAGACTTTACTGGCGAAGCTGGTGATCTTGTCAAGGTTAAAACTTTTGACCCTGACAGCGACACTTACTACGCTCAAAATCAATCAGTTGGCGCTTCTAATGATGGCGTCTTCTCTAATCAATTCCAATCTCCTTGGACTGTTGAACTAGCTACTAGTGGCGATTTGGCTGCTGGTATCCTCGGTATCACACTCGAAGGAACTGCACTTACTGACAACCACGGCAACAAGATCGATGGCTTCAACCAACGTTGGGCTGATGAGAATGGCTTCGTTGCTTCTGGCAAGCCAATCCAAATCGCTACTCGCGGTAACTTCTGGATTAGCAGCAGTGTTGTTAATGGCAACCCTCAGCCCGGCTCTGGCCTTGCTGCTGGTGCTAATGGTGGATTCAGAGTCGTCAATCCAGCTACCGCTGGTGCTGGACTTGTTGTAGCAAAAGTTCTTTCTTCTGCTGGAACTCGCCAAGGCGATGTTAACATCGAATTAACCCTCTAATCATAAACGGAATTATTTATATGAAAATTAAATTAAAAGAAAAACCTGAACATATCGAACTTATCAAAGCTATGGGATCTCGTGATAACGAAGCATCTCGTGAAGCAATGAGAGTATTCGCCCGTCTTGTCGGTCCTCTTGCCAAGAAAGTACTTGATGAAACAAACGTAATCGATAGTTTCTACGACACTCTTTCTGTTGGTGAGTACGAGCCTCGTACTATCCCTCTTGATGACTATCACAACATCTCTGATGCAGATTATGTTCGTGTGTCGTTCTCAAGTCGCCCTGGAGATCTTGCTTACAACCAACTTACTGGTGCAGACGATGTTGCTTTCAGCACTGCTTTCATTAGTTCCGCAATTGCGTTCTATAAGAAGTATCTTAAGGCTGGTCGTATCTCCCACGCAGAGAATGGTATCCGCAAGCTTATCAACGAAGTCCGCTTCAAGATGAAACGCCAAGGTATCCAGCCAATTCTAGATGCACTTGCAAATTCGACAACTAACGGTGGCAAACACCTTATCCGCTCGAACACAGCAGGTCAGCTTGGACTTGATGACTTTAACCGTCTTCAAACAATGGCTGCTCGTATCCTTACTTCTGGCCTTGGTGATACACCATCGGGTATCGACAATAGCACTCGTGCTATCGATACTTTGATCATGTCACCTGAAATGGTAGAAGAGATCCGTGCAATTGCTTATCAGCCAATGAATACTCGTGGTGTTCCTGATAGCAACGAATCAACAGCAGTTGCTGCTCCTGATAGCGTTCGTGAAAGCGTTTATGCTTCTGGTGGTATCCCTTCCATCTACGGAACTGAAATCATCCAGCTTAACGAAATGGGTATTGGACAAGATTTCAATACTATCTTCGATACTCTTGCTGGTTCGGTTGAATATCCTGATGCTGGTGAAAAATTCGATTCTGCTACAGCTACTGGCTTTGCTGGTGCAACTGAAGAGTTCGTTCTCGGTCTTTCTCGTAAAGTCGATGTTAACGGCCTCCTTAAGGTTGAAATCGAAGACGGCGAAACTGGTGCAAACTTCAATGTTTCTCCTGATGATCAGTTTGTTGCTCGTGAGGGTAAGACTGGCATGTGGGGCGAAGCGGAAGTTGGCTATCTTGCAGTAGAGCCTCGTAACCTGTTTGGTCTTATCGTTTAATCGGTATTTAAAACATTTACTAAAGCCCACTCTTCGGAGTGGGCTTTTTTATTGTCTATTTCTTGAAAAAACTTTATACACTAAAAAGGCATAGAGTATCAATAAATTTCACAAAAAAACATTTTAACTGTAAAGAATAGTGTAAGTAAAACCAAGGAAAATCATGAAAATAAATGGAAGAATAGGAGTTAATGAGCTTAATAAGGCTCTAGGGAATAAACAAGTAATTTTAGATTGCTCTGGAGCAGTAGATTACGCATGCAAGATTGCCAAGATGGACGTAGACTCGCTTTACAGGCATGGCATGTCGCAATACGGAATAAGACCCAATAACCGCACGAAAGGCCGTCCAAGCTTTGAGAAGCGATGTGTGGAGGCCTTTAGAAAAGAAACGGGCCAGAAGATTACACAGGCTGGAGAAAAGAAAAGATTGACCAAGAAAAAACAAGCCGAATTGGAAAGAATCTTAGCTAAGGGTAAATAAAACAAACTTTATGGCAAAAATAACTTATCTTAATGAAGATCTTTACGAAAAAGTAAAGAAAGAAGCTGATAAAAAATTCGAAAAGGATTCCTATGTAAAGAATATGTGGATTCTAAAAGAATATGAAAAGCGAGGAGGCAAAACCAATAAAGAAGGTAAGAAGCCTAGCGACAAGCAAGTTAAAAAAAGCGTGAAGGGCTATGAAATTAATTTGGATCTTTGGGAATTCGAAGTAGCAGAAGATAAGGATTACAGCAATTATTGTGAAGAGTTTGGTTTAGAAACTGAAAAAATTATCGCAGAAGATAGTGAAGAAAAAATTTCTGAGGTTTACAGTAAATACAAGAAGACTGTAAATATGAGCTATAGCTCCTTAAAGAAATGGTCAGAAAATCCATGTAGCAAAACTGCCAGTCTGTCTCGTGGGCCAATTGAAAGAAATTTGAGATTATTATCCAAAAAGAAGAGTGAGTGGACAATGAGCGACGTTAAATCTGCGAATAGAACAATAAGCTTTGTATCTCGGATGAAAGGCGCAGAACAAGGAGAAAAAACTACTATCAAGAAAGATGGAGGCAAAATTCTTTGCCCTTCTAAAAGAGATGTTAGTTTAATGAATTGGGCCTACAAGCCCTAAAACATTGCCGACTTATATTTTAGAATATTAAAGAGGCAAGCCCAATAAGCTTCTCCATCTTCGCCTTTTTGTGTAATAATGAACATGGCAGAATTTCAACCACTTTCAGGCGTAGCCTATGAAATACATCAAGAACTGGAATCACCAGCTAATCCTACGACTGGTAGTATTTTTTATTGGTTAGAGTCGAACGTTGGCAAATTAAACAATAAAATTTCAACATTCTACTCTTACGATTCTGGTGATTATTCCCCGCAGCTTGGGCACGACGAAAAAGATATATTAAAAGCTATATATTACGGGTTTTATTATAAAAATAAAGCTAGAACCTCTTTGATTTCGACTAGCAATAATAACCTTTTATCTCTTAAAGACGATCAATCATCCGTTTCTTTCGTTAATAATAAAGATGTTGCTCGTGCCTATAACGATTTGGCTAAAGACTCGGATCGAGAAGCCAATGATTTGGCAAATTTGTGGAAGCATAATAGGAGCGGACCAAGAGATACAAAGCAGAGCTGGAGTGGACACTGGCAATAATGAGTTATTTATCAGCAGAGCAGGAGTCATTGGTAAACGAGGCATTCTCGGAACTTCATTATAACTTTGCTAAAAGAAATCCTTTTTATGCAGTTTCCGAAGGTGGTCAGACAGTGGTCTCTCATAATATAAATCACAATGCATTTTATGGGGCTTCGCCGCTTAATACCGAAGTTGTTACTACAAAGCAGAGCGGACTATTTTATGCCAGAACATCTTTTGTTAATGGATCTGAAAATTTTTACAAAATAAATTTCGGAAGCAATTCAGAGCCGTTACCAGAAGTTTCTCAGACAATATTGAAGGTTATTACGGATTCAACAGGCAACTCTCTACTTGAAGACGCAGAAAGGATCGAGTGGGACGGAAGGTGGTACAGTCGTAGATCGGAACCTTTAAAGCACGGCCTTTTGCAGGATAATTTTTATAAATTTTACTTTGAAGAGATAAAGTAGTGAAGTTCTCCAGAGGGGTATTTTTGTGTAATAATACCTATGCCGATTTTTCAGAGAAGAATAGATGCTAAAGTCCAAAAAAGTTTGACGGGTCAGAAAGCTAAAAACTTTATGATGCGTAAAGCTAAAAACAAGTTGAGCATCGCGAAATCAATGTTAGATGATGATATCGATTCTGATCCCGTATCCCAGAAGATAGAAGGAGACCCAAAAACTATTGGTTATTTTGGATTCGAAGAAGGGGAACTGCCAGTAGAAAACTTAAAACGGGCTATGAGCAACCGGATTGGTATGACTTCTAAGAGCACTGTCAGAACCAGAACGGGAAAATCTTCGCGAGGAGCAACATATAAATTTAAAGTAAAATTTCCCAGTTCTAAGGATATCTATTCAGAATATATTTTAAATCTTCCTTGGATATCAAAAACTTGGGTCGAGGGGGTTGAAAGAGGCTTGAGTGGAGTAGAAAAATTCGCTTATAAACCGGGCGAAGGTCGCTCAGAATTCGGTTATCAGCTCAAGGGAAATGTTAAAGATCCAATCACACCAATACAGGATGATGGTTATATCGAAAGAATTAGAAAGTATTTCTCAGAAAATTTAGCAAAAAAATAAATTATGAATCCACAATTTAAACATAAATTAGGCTCAAGCCTAGCTTTCTTCTTAGAACATAAGATTATTAGCAAGGGACAAGCTTACACAAATATAACTGGAGAACTTTATCCTTCTGATCAAATATTATTTAATGGATTAGATTTTTCATCTAGTCCTGCCGCCCAATGGGTTTATGATTCCTCCATTTCGGGAGCTGTTATTCCTAACGGAGTTTTTGATGGGGCGGGTAATTTTGTTGATAGAGGTGTTAGCGGACTTAATTTAAACTTTATGAATGGGGGGGCGTATCATAGCGGGATTACCCAAATATCAGGGGTTTACGCCAAGAAAGATTTAAACTTTTATTTTAGGAATGAAAAGGATGTGGAGCTATTTGTGGAGAAATCTTTTAATGCGCAAGACCCTATAGACTTCATTGACGGGTCGAATGATCTAAAGATTAATGCTCCCTGTATTATTTTGAGCCATAAAGATGGCAAGAATACTCCCTTCGCTTTCGGAGGAATGGACGAGAGTGAGTCAAACTATCAAGCCATTGTAATTTCAGATGATGCCTATTTAATGGATGGAGCACTGAGTATTTTTGAAGACCTAAATCAAACTTGCTTCCCAGTTATAGATTTTCAAGATATACCTTTCAATATTTATGGAGATTTGAAAAATGGGGAATTTAATTATACTGGCTTATATTCGGCGTATCCAGATTCGATACAGAAAGCGACTGTAGATAGAGTTATAACCAATACCACCAAAATGTCATCTAAGGGTAGAGATAATTTTTATTTAGGTTATGCAGAATTTAGATTGTTATATTATAAATTTCCAAGAATTTAATTTCTCATTAAACCAAAAAATTTGTAATATTAAATACAACCCTCAACTATTTTTAAATTATGGCTAGAACACAAGTAAAATATGGATCGGCTGGACTTTTCGTAGGCCCGTCACCAGCGACTGGAGTACATACTTCGATAGCACAACTTCACCGTATCCAATCTGTTAGTGATACTTTCGACATCCCTTTGGAGGATGTTAATCAATTCGGCAGCACAGCTGCTTTGGACAGAGTTTTAAACACCTCTCCTACTCCTACAATGGAGTTTACATACTATGTAACTGACGGACATAACGAGGACGCATTGGGACTACCAATTGATGGTAGTACCTCTATCGCTGGCGGTCTTTTGGACGGAACTCAAGATGACAAGAACTATTTTGCACTATATACAAAGCAAGGAACAGATGCAGTTGGTTACACAACTACTTCAGACGATTTTGTTATAGGTATCGGAAACGGATTTATTTCATCTTACTCGGTTTCCGCATCTGTTGGTGGTTTCATGGAAGCTAGTGTTTCCGTAGAAGGCTCAAACTACTCAGTTGAAACTGCTGATGGATCAATTGATGTGCCAGCGATTAACCCAATTGATGGGTCTGCTATTGCTCAAACCTATACGCTCCCCGTTGCATCAACTGGAACTAGCGCGATGCCAACAGTTATTAAAAAGGGTGATATTGCTATTACTGGTTTACCAAGTGATTTGCTAGGTGTAGATCTTAGCCAAGCAAATATCCAGTCATTCTCAGTTTCTGTTGATTTCCCTCGTGAAGCACTGGAAAGACTCGGTAGTGACTTCGTGTTTGCTCGTCCACTTCAAACACCTATCACTGCAACCGTATCTATGGATTTCGCAGTATCTGAGTTGGTTGAGGGTAGTCTCGCAGATATTTTCAATAATTGTAATATTAACTCTTACAACTTTGCTATTACTGCAAGCCCGTGCACGGCTGGGACAAACACAGAGTCATTCAAGATTGATGTTAGAGGCGCGTTCTTCGAAAGTCAGAATACCTCTGTAGATATCGGCTCTGACAGAAACGGTTCCGTATCGTTTTCAGTTCCGATTGGAGCTTCTAATGATACAACCAGAGGAATTTTCCTCGATGGTACTGCCGTTTAGAATTCTATTCAAATATATTATTAAATCCCACTGGAAACAGTGGGATTTTTTTTCACTTTGTTTAATATTTGATGTAATAATATTTAGGTTATGGCTCAAAGTGATTTAGAAATTATAGTAGGAGCGGATACGCGAAATTTAAATCGGAAAGTCGATACGGCTGTCCGCAGACTCGAACGTAAAGGGGTCAATTTAAGCACCCGAAAGGGAGAGCAGGCCTTGGGTCGTATTACTGGCAAGGCTGACGAGTTTACCAAATCGCTAGAAGCTTCTAATGCCCGTGTTATTGCGTTCGGGGCGTCTGTTGCAGTTATTGAGGGAGTTAGAAGGTCTTTCGTAAAACTAGTAACTACAATTATAGAAGTTGAATCGCAACTTACATCCATTAACAGTATTTTAGGTCAATCTAACAGTACAATTAAACAGTTTGGGAATAGCTTGTTTGATGTTGCAAAACAAACTGGCCAGTCTTTCCAGCAAGTAGCGCAAACTGCTCAAGAATTTGCCCGTCAGGGTTTATCGGTTGAGCAAACATTACAACGTACTAGTGATGCCTTAATTCTTACTCGATTAACTACTTTAAAAACTGATGAAGCAATTTCCGCACTTACAGCAACTATTAATGGTTTCCAAAGGGAAGCTTTAACATCTACTCAAGTCATCAATAAGCTCCGTGCTGTTGAAACATCTTTTGCCGTTTCTTCGGATGACTTAGCTAGTGCACTAGCTCGTTCTGCTTCTGTAGCTCAAGGTGCTGGGGTTTCATTCAATGAGCTATTGGGCGTTATCACTGCGATTAAGCAGAGAACTGGTCTTGGTGGCGCAACTATTGGTCAAGGTCTTAAGACCGTTTTTACTAGACTGAATTTACCGACTCGCGTCGCCGAATTAAAAGCATTGGGCGTTCAAATAGATGAAAGCTCAAACGGATTTGAAAAATTGCGTCAAGTCGCAATTGCTTATAAAGCAGCCCAAAATGCCAATAACCAAGGTTTAGCGACTCAAATTGGAGTTGCAGCTGCAGGGCAGTTTCAAATTTCCAAGTTATCTGCTGCATTCGATGATTTATCTAACTCATATAGCGTCGCTGATGCTGCAGCCCTAAAATCACTTCAAGCTACTAATGAAGCTAACAAGGCAAATGAAGCATACAATCAAACTATTGGGGGGTTATCTAAGACAATTGGTGCTAGTATTGGGAAAATTCTAAATAGTGTTGGAGAGCTAGGGACTAGTGGAGCAATTAAAGATCTTGTTTTAAACATCAATTCCATTTTAGAAGCTTTTCAAGGAAATACAGTTTCTGGATCTAATGCATTAATTAGTATTTTAAATAAAGCTATTGTAGGGGCCAAAGAATTCGGATTTTTACGTGATGCTGCAGAAGGCTTCGCAAAAGTTTTAACTGGACCTGGACTTGTTGCTGCTGCTGCAGTTATTAAAAATCTATTTTCTAACACATTGATTCAGGGTGGTGCATCTTTACTTTCATTAACTGGGGTTAACAAGGGTCAAAAAAATAGAGAACAGAATCAAGCTGCTACTTTAAGCCTGTTAAAACAAGGTACTATTGAGGAGCAAAAGCAGTTTACTTTAGCCACTTCGCAAGCTGAAAAAGAAAGAGTTATTCTTGGGATTTTACAAAAACAGCTTGCTATTCAAACAGCTCAAGAATTACAGTATGTCAGAACTGCAGATGCCATAAGAAAGAAGGGCTTGGTTATAGCGGCTGATAGCTCTGGGTATACTATGAGGCAGACGGCTACTTCAAGAGTGCTAGGGCGCGGAGTGGGGTCTAAGGCGGAAGGAACAATACCAGATGCAATTGTTAGAGAGCAAAATGCTATTAATAAAAATGTAGGAGGTGCTACGTCTAAAGCAAGAGTCCAAGTTATTGAAAAATTTAATTATGGCAGAGGTAAAAAGGGTCCAGCGGTTGTTAATAGCGAAGAGCTCATTATCCCTAATAAATCTGGAGACATTGTTTTAAACAAAGAAATGATGAAAGGCGGGATGTTAAATAAGAAAGGATTTAATTTCGCTGCAGGAAGCACACGAGAAATCGCTATAAAAGGTAAACTAGAAAACGGGTTACCCCTGACTAATAAGGATAAAGAATGGCTCCGAAAGAATGCTGGTAAGAATCCAGCAGGGGCCTCCAGTAGAAGTCAGAACAAAATTTTACCCGCTACGGCTGGTGCTATCGCTAAAAGAGGGGGTAAGGATATTTACCTTGATACTTCCGACCCATCGGCTAGAAGAGAAAGGTTCAGTACATTGGCCAAGCAAAATCGCGGAAGATCAGCATTTGACTCTTTAATATCTACCGATGCTCCATCTAAGACAATTGCTAGGAAAAACCTAATAAATAGAGGAGCTTCAGGAGGTTTTGAAAGTCTTACCGCAGGTTCAGGAAAAAATACTTTCGCAGCTGTTGATCAACGCGGTATTCAAGTGGCTACTGGAGAGGGTAAGAAAGGTTTTGCTGGATTTGCAAGACTACAAAAAAATCTCGATAAGCGGGATATTGAACAAGCCAAATTAGACGCTCAGGCTGCCGCTATAAAACAGGAAAAAAGAGATGAAAAAGCGCAAACAATCCGAGCGGCAAGAAGAAAATCAGAGCAACAAAAAAAACAACGAGCTCTGGATCTAAAGGATTTCAAAGAGGATGCGAGGCTCGGCAGTCAGAAAGAAATATTTGAAGGTGGAAAAGAAGCAGGGATAAATACTAGATTTTCAGCAAAAGATAGAGCTAGTATTCAGGCGGACGAGTATAGAAAAGAGATAGCGCGGCAACAAAATAAAAGAGGCATTACTGATGATGAGTTAAATAAAACTCCAGAAGGAAAGGCATTAAAAGCGCAAGTTAGGAAACAAGTTAGAGCTTCTGTTGGTAATAGATTTTTTGAAATAGATAAGCAAGTAGCCCAAGAACAAGTTGGTGCAGCTCAAAGAGAAATACAAAAGCAAAGCCGCAAAGGGCTGGGGAAGATTGGTCTGCCAAGTTTTGGAAAGTTAGAAAAAAGTTTTGAGCAGGATAAGAATCTAACCCCCCTTGCGAAAGCCCAATTGAAGGAAGATATCAAAAATAGGAGATTCCAAAGAAATCAGGGGATTGCTCAAAAAGGATTTATAGGTAGCTTTGCTTTGAGTGCTGGCGCTCCACTTCTGGGGAGGGTAGCTCAAGGTCTTGGTGCTAGTGAAAAAACTGGTAGTGCTATTACAGGGGCCGCTCAAGGAGCTGCGACAGGACTTGCTGCTGGAGCCCTGTTCGGATTTCCGGGGGCTTTAATTGGCTCATTAGGGGGCGCTGCAGTTGGAGGTGCTTCGGCCTTCTTGGATGAGGGTCCTTCGGAATCAGAAAAGTTAGCAAAACTATTTGGAGAGATTAAAGAAAAAAACGTAAATACCGCTAATGCTATTACCGGTTTTTTGCAATCTGAGTCTTTAATTTCTGACCTGATATCTTCTGGAGATATTGATGAGGGGAAGATATTAGATTTACAAGATTCAGCATTTCAAAATTTACAAAAGACGGGTTTAAGCTTTGAAGATGTTACAAAATTAACCACTGCAAAACCAAAAGACAGGGGTAATGTGGCTGCAGAATTACAGAAGAATTTAAATTCGCAAACAAATATAGCCGAATCAAAAGCAGTCCTAGCAAAAATTCTAGAAGAAAAATCAGGAACAAAATTTGTAGGGAAGGAGTCGGATTTGTCGGGGGGTCGTCCTAGTGGCTTCGCAGTAGCACGTGCCCTTATATCTAACGGCGCTGCAAGAATTGGAATAAATAATGGAGATGTTCAAAAAGTTCAAGATGCTTTCTCTAAAATAATCCTCCCCGGTGAAACAACGGAATCTGGAAAGACGATTGAGAAAGGTGGAGAGTCATTCCAAGAAATAGAGAAGATAATTTTTTCTAGTATTAATTTCGATAAATTAGACTCAGCTTTACAACTATCTGGCGGTAATATATCTCAATTAGGAAAAGATTTAAACGAGGCTTTTCTGTCTGGTAATGCTGGTAAAATACAGACAGCTTTTAACCAATTGGGAATTTCGATATCGGATTTACCTGAAGGTATTAGGCAAGCTTCAGATGGAATAGCAAGGTTCGGTGAGATTGTAGGGGCGAGTTTTGAGGAGGGAGGAAGATTCGACAAACTTAATACCACGAGGTCGTTACAAAAGGCAAGAGTAAGAGTATCGGCTAATGATGCTAAATTCGGTCAGGCACAATTATCCGTTTTGGATGCGCAAAGAAGTATAACTAATGTAAATTCATTCAACAGTAGATTAGCCGGTGCAACTCAATTAAAAAGACAAAGAAGTAATATAGAAATAGCTAATTCTAGGTTTGGAATAAAAAATCCAGAAAGGGATGATAATTTCAAGAAGATACAGGAATTGCAGGTTAATGAAGAAACATTAAAAACAGAAAATAATAAAAACAAAATTCTTGATGAAGCAAATGATGAAATAAGAAAGTTTATACAAGACCCAACTGTAGCTGGTGATATAGATAATGAAGAATTGACCAAGGTTCTAGCAAAAATGGGAGATGGGATTTCTAGTTTAGAAGAATTGGGAGGTATAAGGACAGAACTAAAAAAGATTTTCGAAGGTACAGATAAGTCATCTCAGATTCTGGATAATTTATACCTAAAAGCTGCAGAGTCTGTTGAGCTTGAAAAGGTTGCGTCGAATGATAGGTTGGAGAATATAAAGATTGTCCAAAATCAAGCGAGTGCCATTAGGCAGCAGCAAAAGAATGCAAGTACAAGATCCCAAATGGAATCTGAAATGGGTATGAAATTCGAAGATATACTGGGAACAGGCGATAAAAGTATTTCTGGAGTTGTCCAAGCCACTTCGGAATTCGGGAATACAAAGGGAGTTAACAAGATATTAAAGGATGTAGCTAATGACACTAGAAAAGGTTTTATTGCTGCTTTGCAACTGAAAGACGAGGACGGCGAGTTTAAAATATCTCAAGGTAGACAAACTCAGATGTTAGCTGACTTTGACAGGCAGATTAAAAAGTCTGGGAGAGTCGGATCTGGTATTTCTAAATTTGACGTTTCTGGAAGAGTTAATTCAAGTTTGGATTTTCTGGAAGATAAATATTCTGAAGAAATGCAAGGTGAAGGATTTACAGCTTTTAGAAATGAAGTAACCCAAAGGGGTAAAAGCGTTGATGAGGTTATAGCTAGTACGCCCAAAAGCGTAAGAGAAGGGTTTACTGAAATTGAAAAGCCATTTTATAGAGAGGGCGACATAGAACCGATTTTAACTCCACTAGAAAAAACACAAAGAGAGAGAGCCGCAGTTGACAAAAAAAATAAAATCGACAGATTGAGGTTCGAACAAAAAGCAAGACTGGAAAATAAGGATGGATATACGGAAGATGACCAAGGAGTTTTAAGGTCTTCAGATTATATGGAGGCATTGACGCCTCGGTCAGGTTTGGCCGAAGATCTTGAGACCATTAAGAAACCGCTTCAGATGGATAAGGAGACGATGGATAGGGTGGAAGGTAGGACAGGTAAAATAGACACTTCTGCCGCTAAAGGTTATGATTTTCGATTGGATCCTACTTTAGGTCCATCATTACCTGAAAATCTATTTACCAGAGAAACTAATAAATCTCCAATTTTTATGGGGGGTTTTAAGCCCAAGATTGAGCCAGAGGCAAACGTTAACCCTTTGACAGAAGCATTAAATAAAGCTACTGAAGCGCTTGAGGCGCAAGAAGGCGCAAAGAAAGATAATGAATTCCTCAAAGAAATGGTAAACAAGATTGGAGAAGGACAAGCCGAAAGGACTCTAGTCTTTGGAGAATTAAAAGAAGCGATAGTAGCATTAAACACTTACATGGCAGGAGATTCTAGCAAGGAAACATTTGCTTCGATTCTGGAAAAATTGACTGCCGAGCCAACCGAAGAAGATAATAAGTCGATTGAAACGGGCAAAGAGATGGCTGCGGCATTTGCCAATTCGTTGAAGGAGGGTCTAGGCGAGACTTTTAGTTTTGAAAGTAAGGTCGATCTTGTTCAAAAATATATACTATCGATTGAGTCAAATGAACAAGATGTCGCGAACTTCGATTTGATGAAAGAAGAACTTAATAAGAGGGTTGATGACTTGGAAGCTTTAATGAACGGTGACGTTAAGCCACCCAAGTAATTTCTCACTTTATCTTTTTGGATGTAATATTAGTTTGGATAAAAGGCATGGAAGAAAAAGATTATTTATATTTTAATTTTTTGGGTAAACGGTGTATTAAATACATGTTTAAACAATATTTATATCATCTAGAAGATTTACTTGATAAAAAGTGCATTTCTAGTGATGATTATGAAGAGGCGAGGCAAAGGATTTTAGATATTGGTAATGATCAAGCGAGATTTTTTGAAGATCAAGCTGGTAATTATTTTGAAATTAACAGGTAAGGGGGATTTATGAAAAAATTATATACATTCAAGGGGGAAATAGGCGGAAAAACTTTCGATTTTGGTCTTAAAAAACCAAATAGAAGCGAAATGGAAGACTTAGAAATTTTCCAAGCTGCGATCAAGTCAAAGCTCATGAACATGGGAGTTCAAACAAGAGCAGCCGTTGACAAGTATTATATGGATAATTGCGATGGAGCGATGACCAAGGGTGATGAGTATGAAATTACTAAATTACGCCAAAAGCTTGTACAAAAAGAGGAGGAATTGCTCACTAGCGTTGGTGATAAAAACAAAGATTCTAGGATTAAATTATACGAAGAGATCAATAAGTTGTCAGAAGAGATCAGAAATTTCAATGAATATTATTCGGCTATTTATGATGATACTGTTGAGACGAAGGCCCGTAATAAGTCAATTGATTATGCCTTTTTAAACTTTTCTTTAATTGGGGACGCAGCTCTATTTGATTCAGACAACGAACATGCACAAAAAAGAATGATTGAGCAGTTCGAACAGATGGAAGAAAAACAAGAAGGTGAAAATGGCGGCGAATGGTCTGATATTTGTAACAAATTGGTATTTTTATTTACTTTGTGGTTTATGGGGATTGCAGATACCGAAGAAGATTTTGAAAGATTTTATAAAGAAAATTTTGGAAAAGAAGTTGAAGGAAAAATCGAAAACGAAGAAATAGAAAAAGAAGTAGAGAAAGAAGAAAAAGAAGTAGAAAAAGATAATAAGAAGTAATGAATGAAGATTCTATTCTTCGAAGCGGGCTTTCGGAAATATTAAAAGGCTATTCTTATGATATTGAGAACGATCTTTATATCAAGCACATGTCTTTGGATGATCATGTAGATTATGAGAGAGTGTATTCTTTTTTTTACGAACGATTAAAAAAAAGAGGTGTAGAAAGTTCTGAAAGTTTAATTGAAAGGGCCATTTCTCAAGATTTGTGGTCAGAGGAAAAAAATGTTAAAATCAAAGACTTGCTCGAATTAAATGATCAACTGAAAAAAACTATTCAGAAGTCATTGGCGGAAGACATGAAGAAACATGCAAAAAAGCAACTCGAAGATAGTTACAAAGAGTACGAGAATCTATTAGACCAAAAATATTCAATTACATCCAGCTCAATAGAGAGCATCACCGACAAAAGGATGCATGAATATTATATTATAAATTCTTTATATTTAGATGAAAACCTTTCTCAAAAAAAGTTTAATGAAAAGGATTTTGATGAAATAGAACCAGAAGAGTTATTTAAAATTAACAAGAGCTATAATAAATATACTGAAAAATTAAGAGAATCAAATATTAGAAAAATATCTATTAAAGGGTTTTTCCGAAGTTCGTGGGATTTAGCAGAGAATGCATATCATTATTTTGGAAAACCAATTAGTCAAATTACATATTTTCAAACAAATTTAGCTGCAAATGCAAATATATTCGGAAATATTTTTAAAAACTACCCGAATATTGATTCTGAAGATCCAGAAGAAATAATAGAATTTGCACAAATGAGACACGAAGCCGAAAAACAAAAAGGCAAAAATAGAAGTTTTATGGGGGTTGATCAAGACAAAATGAAAAGAGCTGGCATTGAAAGCGCTGATAAATCTGCTCAATTCAATAACGCTCGATAAAAGTGTAATAAATGCCAAGGTATGAGGTATTTTAGAAATCAAGATATTTGTGTAAGATTAGAGGGCGATTCAATTAAGGGAGCGAACTCTTTTTCTTTTGATTCCTCCTATTCTAGTCCCAAAGTAGAAGTTGTTGGAAAAGGCATTTTAACTCGGAGTTACGGAGGCAAGAACGAGTCTGTAGGATCTATATCGGCGTTAATATTAGACGACGGAAGTGACTTGTATAGTAAATTTATTGCAAACAGTGGAGTTATCTCGAATGGATCTCTGGGATCTTCTGATGTTAATTTTAATTTTAACCAAGGGTATATCAATAGTTACACCTTGAACGGAGGGGTTTCTACCCTACCATCCGATTCGATTGAATTTGTTGCTTATGGGGAGATAGAAAACGAAGAGATCGACCCGCAAGATAATATAGGCGAGAAAGCATTCAAAAGTAAATCTATTTTTATTGGAGGTCTTGACAGATTAGAAACAGAACACATTCAGTCTTTTAACTATTCCATCTCAACAAGTTGGAAGCCATCTTATATCATGGGAACTCATCTACCAGTTAATGTTTCTAGGGTGGAAGGATATACAATTTCTTTGGATTTGGATTTGATAGTCGCTGGTTCGGCTATGGATAGTGTTATGAATGATTTTGAAAAATTTACAAGTGGATCAAATGATTTAACAATTACTATAACGGGATGCGATGAAACAATTATCTATTCTATGCCAAAAGCTAATATCGAATCGGAGGGACTAACTGCAAGTGTTGATGGTTTTTTGGAGGGAAGTATCAAGTTTCAGTCATTTGTTAATAATTTAGAAGATTTGGAAATTGCACCATAATGAGTTATATAAATTATAAAGATGTTAGTGTAACATACGATGGTGTGGAAATATTATGTAAAGATTTTAGCATAAGTACTTCGAATTCTCTAGGGTCCGCTAGAGACCGTGGGTCTATTAGCTCTGGAGTAACTTACGGGAATAAAAGGCCTACTACTGCAATTAATATAAACTATTTAATAGGTAGTGATGGGGACGTTTTTTATGAAGACTTTAAAGCACTTTTTGATGGAGACGAGAATTTTTCAGAATTTAATACCAAAGAGTTGGTGATTGGGTCTTATAGCTTTACCGGACCATTATGCCCACAAAGCTTGTCCATTTCTGCAAGTGAGAACTCACTTTTTGATGCCAGCGTTAGTTTGATTTACTATGGAAACATACAAGAAGAAATGACCACTGAACAACTAACCAATTTGTTTGATGATAGTATCCTCATTGGTCATTCCGCCAATAGTCCAGTAGTCGGAGTTAGCGGGGTATCTGACTTGTCTTTGAGCGCTTCCTTAATTCAGAATCCCATATTTTTTACATCAAATTCTGCTAATGAGCCAGACTTCATCGACATTACGGAAAGAAAAAAAGAATGTAACATTAAAACTAGTAACATTGATCATTTTATTACTACCAATGGAGAAGAAGCCTCTCTTTCTTTTAGTGTGCAGGATTTAGAGGGAAATTCATTACAGGATTATTCAATTTCTGGAAAAGTCCAATCAACTGACTTCACTTTAAGTGCCGAAGATGTTGCGTCCGTAGATATGTCAATAATTACCTTTATATAAATGATATTCGATAAAACAACAATATTAGGGTCTTCTACGGAATATGAATATTTCGGAGCAAATTTATATAATTATAGGAAAATAAAAACTCTGAAGGTTGAGGGTTTTTTAATTGATGCAGATATTTTAGAAGGAAGCTCAACTCCGAATGTTCAAGCTATTGACGATTTTTTGGAAGTGCCGATAATGGAGGAAGTCAGTATTAATGGCGAAGACTTCGGTACAGGCAAGTTGACCAGCATCTCTTTTTCTGATGACGATCTTAGTCCAAATTTGAAAAAAGTCTCAGCTTCTATAGAAATTTATGAAGAGGGATTAGAGGATGATTTTATCGTACCTACGAGCACAAAGTTTTTAGAAAGTTTAAGCGAATCTTTCTCGTTTAATAGATCAGCCTCTAATAAAGATTTTAATTATTCGGTTAGTATTTTGTATTTGGACGACGAGACTACTGATCCACTAGCCTCAGCGAAAGACCTAGCAGAGGCTTTAATTGACCAAGCATTGTCTGGAGAATTAATAGTTGGTTATGATCCATCTGAATACAAATTATACTCTACTGAAAGTATCGATCAAATATCTAAATCATACTCTCTATCTCATCAATATAACTTTGTTGAAGCCCCAGAGGATAATTGTGATTACACCTTAGAAACCTCCATTTCTACAGACGGCAATGGGATAACAACGGTATCCGAGCGCGGTGTTGTTCGTGGTATTAATGGAGAAGACTTATTAGAAGTGGCTAAAAGCAAAGCATCAAATTTGATTAACAACTCTTATGATAGATGTTTTACTGCATTCAACGTCTTTATAGACGAATATGACACCCCTCAGACTCTTAATCAAAAAAAGATATCAGTTACTAGAGATATAAACGAAAGAAGTTCAACAGTTACTTATACGGTTGTTTATTCCAACGACATATCTATTCAAGAGGGTCATAGTTGGTCGTATAGTAATGAAATTAAAAAGTCAGAAAGTTTTTACTTAATATCTGAAAGAGGACAAATAATTGGAGATGGCAAGCCGTTCTCTTCTATCGAAAATGCTAAAACAGCTTGGGATGAAATAAAGAACGGCATTCAAGAAAGAGTAGAAACAACATTTAGAAGTAACACAATAGACTTTAGGGAGATATATCTTTCGAGTGAAGATACTAATTATTCGGAAATAGATGGGACCATTAATTATAACTTTACCTACTCAAGCGAACCTAGGGAAGGCGACGACAAAATCACAACTAAAAATACTTTAACAAATTCTTACCCAGTTGATTTAAAAAATAATTTTAACATATTAAGAGACAAGCAGATATCTCAAAAATTAAACTTAGCTACAGTAGGAAAAACTACATTAACTATGGAATTAAGAGGTGAGAAAGAAAGTAGTTTCTCAAATTACATTAGCTTTATTAATTCTAATGTTTCAAGCTATAAGCCAGATGAAGAATTTCTTCACATTTCTGCACCAAAAATATCCTTCAACCCTAAAAAGAATTTAATGACATTTAGTGTTTATTGGAATTGGCTAAGGGAGTCCGCCGACATAGATGATATCTAAAATTACAGAACCAAAAGTTTCTATTACTCAGTCTCCCATTTTCTATAATAAAAAGTGGGGATTTTCGGAGAATATAACTCTGAATGGAAAAGCTATTGCCACTGAAGGTTACGTTGATTTACTAGGTTTACAAGACGACATTCTTACAACTTACGAAATAGTAAATGGTACATTGAGCGTAGGGGGAATTACAAGAGGAAACGTTTTTTTGCAAAGCATTGATTTTGGGCCATCAGATTATTTATCAAATATTGATTATACTGTGGTTTTACTATGCTATCCCAATGATTACTTTATCGAACAAGGTATAATTAACCCCTCAGACAAATGGGATTTTTCCGAAGACAGAGAAAAAGTTTTAAGGGTTAGCCATGTCGCATCTGCGGCTGGAATAAATACTGAAGGTTTAGACGGCACAGGATTCGACACTGTTCAAACCTTTGTTAAAAACTTGGTTTATCCAGTAGTCACAGAAGTTCCGACGAGTCTGGCAGCTTACCTAGAAAATGGCGTAACTAGTTCTTCCGATTTTGTATTAATAAGTCAATCAGAGAGTATAAATAGAATTAATGGAGAATATTCTATTAGCGAAGTTTATGAACTTGATTTGCTTAATACTAATAAAAAATCTAAAATTAGTTATAGCGTTATTATAAGCGAAGAAGTTCAAGGCTTTCATAAGGCTTCTATATCTGGGGATATTACTGGTGGAATAAATACAACCCCAGAAGAATTAGAAACAATTCTTGCGGACTTGGAATTTAAAACAATAATAGAAGAGAGTCACGGCATAACGCTAAATGAAACTCCGATTACAAAGACAAACAAAATAAATAATAAAGCTAAATCCATATCCTTTAGCTTTGAATATGACGACGCTATAAGCAATATTGGTGAAGATACATTGATTTTAGAATTATCCTTGAACGAAAGCAAGGGAGAAGATAAAATAACAAAATATTCTCTAAAAGGTTCTTTAAAGGGAAGGTCAGATTTAACAGATAAATGGGAGCTTATCGAAAGTAATTACGATTCGAAAATAAATATCTATAAAAGCGAGAATGTATTGGAACTTTTTTCTAATTATTATGATATTGAAGATATAAATAAGAATTATACCTCGGCCAGTGTTACAAAAAATAAATTTAAAGGGGAAATAAGTTTTTCCGTTAACGTTACAAACGAAGAAGAGCCGCCAGAAGGTTTTGAAAAATTTGACTATTCTGTTGGCATAGAATATCCATACTTCAAAGCACAACCTTATGCACTAGTTGGTCAAGTATATTTAAAGCAAGAAGGTTCAGACGAATACGTCCTTCAAAATTTAGAATACTTTGAAAGAGCCAAGTTATCCATTAATGGTACTGCCGTAATTAAGGATGATATTGGTATTGAAGAAGGAATAAAATCCACTCATGATCAAATTTTGGGAATTTCAAGTGATTATCTATCAGGAGATGAAATTTTTATTACAAAAACTATAGGATCAAACCCAAATTTCGGGAAAAAAATTACATTTAACTATTCTTGGGACTATTCCGGATCACCAGTTAACCAAAAAGGAGATCTAGGCAGTATTAATCTCCGATAGTTCCTAAAGTTTTTTCAGCTAATAAAGACAATTTTTCGAATTCAATATCTCCGTCTTCATATTTTTTTAATTCTTCAGAAAGTGACCAATTTCTAGTATTTTCAAATTTTTCACCACTATTGTTATACTCGATTGGACTAATGGAGCCTAAAGCATAAAGAGGTTGCTCCTCTGGATCTGAGGAAACAAAAAGGATCGGGAGACTTCCACCTAAAAATGGGATTATTCCTACAGGAGCTCCAAATCCGTTTGTAGTGAAACCGTTTCCTACGGCGGACGCTTTGATCAGATATCGCCCATTTCTTCTTAAGATGAATCTAGTATCTATCTTAAGGCCCCCAACGTGTGCTTGCCCAGTCATTCTTTCGTGACTTTCTGTGAAAAGTGGAAGGGTTGACGACCTAGTGGCATAGGTAGTTAATTCTGGGTATGTAATGTTCAACCCATATAAATTTGGAAAACTGACGGTTCTGAGCGTTAAAATAAGAACATCTAGTTGATACATTCTGTTTTTAAAGGTTACATCATAAATACTATCTATACTCGCTCCTACTTGGTAATTGGCAATATTAAATCTTTCTATATCGCCTTCCTTTTCTTCATAAAGTTCTATGATTCTCTTTTCCCTTTCTTCAAGATCTTCTTCCTCTTGGCTATATCCCAATTCCTCTTCTGCTTTAGATTTGCAAGAATTATATAGCAAACTATCTAAGAAGTATAAATTTCCTATAGATGGCTTTTGATCCAAAGTCTGCCAGATTGTGTTTTCAAAATTAATAGGCTGGCTTTTCTTTTTTTTCTCAGAAGCCTCCTTGTAATATTCCTCACTACCTATTTCTACAAAATCACTCATCGATTGAAAGTATTATTCATCCCCTCCCCCACCTGACAATTCGAAATAATTCGAAGTCAATTGCGCCGATGCAAATTGCGGAGACAAGTTAAGCACTGGAGTTTCGTTGGAAAGTCCATGAGATACTTCAAGATCATTTTCAACACAACCAACTACCGACATATATAAACCCGTGTCTTTAGCTTTAGAATCAAACAGTATAACACTTCCCGAATCTGCCAAAATGTCCTTAGATAAATATCCAATTAGCACGTATGCTTTTTTTTGATATCTACTTTCACCGAGTTTATCGTTAGTTGGCTTTTCGCCCGTGGACGTGTCGATTAGATCACCTTTTTCATCTGGTTCGAGGCTAAAAAGGTATGACGAGGGGAAGGAGGGCCATCCCAATAATTTCTCCTCCTCTGGGAGGAAATCAGTGCGTTCATCTTGTTCTCCAGGAATTTTTCCATTACCATTGCCATTAACAGGTCCACAAACAATTGCAGCAGAACGAACATCTAGGGTTTGATGCAAATCTAATTCTAAATATATATAACTCCTTTTCTGGGGATCGTCGTCCCATATAGGAGTAAAGTCGATCCCCAAGCCTTTAATATGGAAAGCTTCGTAAGGGGATTCCCTACTTTGTGGTGAGGGTTCTTTATCAGCTTTGATATCTGTGATAATTTCCGGGCCAGTCACACCTACCTCCGAAGCATATTCTATAGATTTCTCCTCTGCCTCATATTGTTTTTCAGTCATATAAATTCGAGATGATATTCTCAAATCTTGATCCGAACCATCTTTGCCGTGTCCCATATAAAAATCAACACCATTTGGCTGATACCTTTCTTTGGAAATTGCAATACTACTAGCAGCAGCAATTTGAATTGTTTCTGCCCCAGTTTTTATAATTTTAAATCTTCCTCCCATAATTATTTGTCTCCGTATATTGGGATTTTATATCCAGTTAAATTTATCCCAGTAACTATTAACTCAGCGACGTCAGCTTCATTGTTGGTATCATCATAGTCTATCAAATCACTAGGCACGTAATCAATAAATAAATTAAATTGACTTGGGTAAATGCCTAGATAATTATAGCCATCTTCATAGATCGAGGTTATAACCCCACTAGGAATGCCAGATTTAAAACTATAATCTTTGTTGTATCTTCCAGAATGCAAAACCCATGTATCGGTAAAATACTTATTACCAGTATATATATTAATTATACCACTAATTTCGCCTGTGTAATCTACTTCATAGATCCCAGTATTATTAATTGTTTCCGAAGAACTACCAGAAAAAGTCCCGTAGCCACTTAATGGTTGATACAAATTTTGACCACCAGTGAAAGTATCCGATTGAAACGTTGGCTTCCCATCGCTTCCGATAGAACTGACCGTTATTAAATTACCAAGATCTCCCAAGGCATTTGTGTAGATCTGTAAGGTGCTGTTATCACTTATTGATGCGATAAATCCGAATTCGCCACTATTAATAACATTCGACAAACCAGTTATATCCTTAAATAGATTTGGTAACTGATTCCCCGTATTTCTTACAAAGGCATTGTTATCAATTATTATTCTATCATTTATAATCGGATTATTGTAGTTTAATGTTACTTGAGAATTAATATACCCAGACGGAGTAGAGTTAAATATTCTCGCAATTTCTAATGCTTCTAAATTTAGATTGCCAGAGTCTTCAGTTAAAATTTTATAGCCATTTTGAAGTAGAAGCTTTTCTCCTAAAACAAAAGATTGAGATCTATAAAAATCATAGCTACCGCTTCCATCATTTATAAATCCAGTCTCCGAGCCGCTGACCGTTGTAAAACTATTGATTCCGCTTTGAAAAGCTTTAACATTCCCAAGCCCAGTGAATCTAGCGGAAGCTTCAATATCTATAAGTATTTGTTCGTTAGTTGAACCCAATATGCTGAAGATATCATCTATTTGATTAACTTCCACTTTGACATTTTCATATCCAGTAACTGTTTTTTGGACCTCTATTTTATTATACAACCTGCTAGTTTCTGTATTATAAAACAATCCAGTAATAGTCCCAGAAGCTTCTCCAATTCCAGTTAAGTTGGTGACATAGTTGCCAAAAAAATCAGTAGCGTAAACTTGCTCGCCATTGTAGAAGAAGTCTGAGGTTATAATTCCAGTTTTGTTTTCATTGACGGGCAATACTCCAGAAAAGCTACTGCCAGTGTGTATGCCAGTTACATTGCCGAAAACTGGAACTTGTAAGTTTCCAGAATAAGTAGCATCATATAGGGTAATCTCTTGTGACCCACTCAAATCAAATTGATAATTAGTTGGTCCATACAAATTAATCTCGTCGAATATCGTTATTCCACTCTGCGATAAAAAGCCCTCCTCTAATGGGAGAACACTGAACCCGCTATAGAATAATCTATAATACCTATAAGGGTTTTCATTCTCAAATATGAACCCAGTTCTAAAGCTGATGCTTTGATCGCTTTCTGGGTTTGATTCCTCTTCTTCTTCCCCTTTTATAACGGAATTTGGGATAACCGAGATATCCTCAAAGAATAAAGAGGCTGTATTAACTGGATAAACCGCCACTTGATTAGCGATCTCAAAAAGGGCTTCTGGTTTCAAGTCGGCTGTGAATGATCCATTAAAATATGTATTATTTGATGGAAATATATTTTCACCTTCAAAGCCTGTAAAAAATCCGCTATATGATATAGTTGTTACTTTCGGTATTAACTTTTCCTTTTCTTGTTCCGGTATCTCTTCTTTACATAGAACATAGCCAGTTTTTATATAATTCGGATCTTCGATATCTACGCCAGAATTAATGGGGTGGCCAACTGGAATTTCTATTTGATAGTGATTATCGCACCCGCTACATTCAGCCTCTTCATCTTGAGAAATTGTATAGTAGTTACCAAAGCTGTCAAGCCCACTTTCAATAATAACAGACTTTGATCTTTTAACTATTTTAGGTGAAGGGCAGGGATATATTATGTCTTCGAAGTCTAATTCATCATCTTCTTCTTGTGGCTTGACTACTTTGTAGCCAGAAACGAAACCAAGTAAAGATCCAGAATAATTTCCACTATACTGGAATTGGATATCTTCTTTATAAAAATCCGAAACATCTATTTCTTCAGGGAATCCAACTCCAGTAAATACGCCATATCCAAGATTTGTAAAAGTTAGCCCAATGGATTCTACTTGATTTAAAAATACGCCATCTCCCGATATAATTGAATGATCATTTGAATTTATGATTATTGAGTCTATCCCCTCTTTCTCGTTATCAACTCTTAGCTCAGAACCCTCAATAAAGGATAGCGGTTGTTTTTGTAATTCCAATCCGTCAGTTATGAGTTCGTGGCTATTTTCGTCGTAATTGAAATCTTTCAGCATTAGGTTTTTCCACCGCTGACCATTGTCACTGGCTTGAACCCCTATGGAAATCGGCATTGAGTATTGATATTTACTATCAATCCCATCTTGATTATTAAACTCAATTTTATAACCCCCCATTTCTCCGTAGATTAGGGATTGTATCTGCAAAAAGTTAGAATTAATAGGGGTCGCTTTTAACAATGGCCCATTATAAAAATCTCCACTTTTGTCATTTGCGTATTCTTCAATATCAACTTTAAATGACTGCCATATACCCCTTTTTGTGCCTAATGTAAAAGTATTATAATAACTGTTAAGCAAATAGGACAGCTCAGTCGCATTACTAAATGTGCTAACATTGTTACCCCTTCTGTCATAATAAAACTTATTATCTAAATTATAATTACTAGGAAAGCCAGTTCCATAGGTCTCCATGTATTTACCAGAGAAGTCAAAATTATACGGACTAAATTCCAAATAATCGCCAAGACTTATTTTATTAAAATCTATGCTTCCACTAAAAAAAGCGCCAGAAACCGATTTGTCTTTGTTGCCGACGTTGCCGCCACCGCCCGGTGGCTCGCCCCCAGCTCCACCAGCGCCTTCTGTGCCGGGGCAGCCTGGTGGTGGCTCACACAGCCCTTCATCTTCATCTTCGTCGTCGTCGTCATTGTTATCTTTATTAATTTTACCCAATAACTCTAAATTACAAATAAAACCAACGTCTTCCCACTTTACTTCTGGCTTGTTTAATTCTGAAAAATTTGGATCACTGGAAGAAATGGATTCTTGATACCTAACGGAAAAGCCAACTCCTTGAGCTATATTATAAGGGATTCCACTTGTGTCATATTGAATATATGCTATATCCTGAACAAATTTTGGCTTCTCATCTCTGGTTATGTCAATTATGCCTTTACCACTTTCGTAAAATACATATGATTCCCCCCAAGGACCACCACCAGTTTCGGAGAAATATTGTAACGCTGTTAATCCTGTATCGTCACGGGAGCGGATCTTGGCAGAATCAGTATCTAAAGTTTGGTAATATCCACCAGTTTCACGAGTAACCAAACCGTCGCTCCAAGTAAGTTTAGCACTCCAAGGAATTATTCTGGATGCAAAACCCCAGCCATCAAATACTGCTATTTCTAGTTTATCATCGGGGTAAATATTACCAGTATATGACCATACATATTCTGGAGAAGATTGCCCCGAAGTTAAAGAGACATAAGGCCAATCAATGGAATTTAATATAATTGAAGTATACTCAGTTAAGGTTAGTTGTTCCGAGGATCTATTGAAAGCATTCTGGAAGTCATTAGAACTTTCTGTAGATATATTAAAACCATTAGGAATAAAAGGCTTTGAATAAACGCCAACAGATAGGTTTTCATCTAAATTACCAACTAATGGTTTAGCGTTCCAACCTCTTATTAACCCTCTACCATCAGTTACTACGAGTTCCAAAGATGAATATTCTACAGGACCATGCAAAAGCTCAATTTCATCTATTCTATCTTGAATAGATACTTCTACGGAACCATATCCGTCCCAACTATCAGAAACTTTAAATATTTGATTATAATCGCTGGATAAATTTGTTATAGGATAATCAATAGAGTTAGCAGTGATTTTACCGCCCACTACCCATACCGAATAAGGTGGGGAATGTGAATACCATCTTATATTTCTACTTGGGCTTAAAACTACCTCATCATTTACTAATATTGCAAAGTCATCATCTACGTTGACACCTAGACCTCGTCTAGTTTCGCCACTCAATTCTAATTTTTTAATAAAGAGCGAGCCTAAGGGCCAAAAATCTTCTTGCGAATACGAAGCATCTTCAAAATATAAATCATCTATATAATCATTTAAATCAGCGTTGTCAATAGATAATATTGAAATGATATCAAGATTGGCAAAACCTCTTTTAGCTATCACATTAATAAGAATACTAAAATTCGCAGAGTTAACATTAGACATATTTACCCATTGAGCGTTGCACTCAGGTGGCAACTGATTTAAAAAGCTATTATAATAAGGTTCTAGTAACAAATTGGTGTTACCATAAGAATCTCTCGTAGTAGTAAAAAAAACAGTTTGAACCTCTTTGCTTCCTAAGATGCTTAAAGCTTGAGATCCATAATTAGATAAAGAATCATCATCTTCGTCTGTGAATGCACATAAAATAACCTTTCTATCAGAATAACCATTAAATGCACCGATAGAATCTATATCTACAATTGCTTCTGATAGATTTTCCTTGCCCCCTTCCAATGTTATATAGCTACGGATATCATTTAACACCGCTTGGAATCTTTCATAAGACCCCGGTGTAGTCACCATATTGATATCATAATACTCATTTATGATACCAATAGTACTATTACTGTAATAATAATCATATGAATAGATAAATGCATTGATTATACGAAAATCAAAAAGTTCGGATGCAGATATAGCAGCAGCACAATTTCTTATGTCGTCACCCATAGAGCCAGACCGATCAAACAAAAATATGATGTCTACATCTTCAGCAATTTCCACATCTTCGCCTGAATCATCTACAATTCTTACCTTATTATCGCCCTCTAACCCCGTCAAATTAAAATTACTTAAGTCTGAAATTTTATAATTCCAATCATGCGCTGGATTTAAAATTCCGTCCAAAGAATCATCATCTTTGTAATAAATACCAGTATAGGTGATATCCCCTTGGAAAGTGCCGCTTATAAACGCACGACCCGTTCCGTTGGCCTGTATTGTTGTTTTTAAAAGATTCGTACTCCTTGGTAACAAATCCTCAACCCTCTCATCCTTGATGCCATCCACTACCTGATCTCCAGAAATGCTTCTGCTAAAAAATGGGTCGATGCTCTTGGTGAAAGTATCTTCTGAGATATCTGTAGGAATTATTATTCCACTTGTAATTGCAGTTTCAGTATATCCCGAAGCGTCTGATATTAGGTAGGTATAAAAATTATCTCCAGATATTAAATTTTTAGAGCCACTTGTATTAACAAAATATTCGGGAACTTCGTTTAAAAAACTTATATCGAAAAAATCAAACTCTCCAGTTATCCCAGTATTGATGGTCTTGTTAACATCAATAACTCCAGAGGCTAAATAAATTTCCCCAGAGTAAGACGGATTTCCGCTTACGTTAACGTTTATTCCATTTACAAAAAATCCATCCAAGTTGATTGGACTAATCAAGTTAAAGTTCTTGAAATTAACAGCTTTTTCTATGTATTTCCCTTCCACGTAAGGCTCTCCAGAATATGGAGGATAAAACATGTCTCCAGTTACTAACGAATTACTGTAATTTTCTCCAGATATTCTAATCCCGTAACCATCCCCAGAAAAGAATTCCTCAAACATGTTTTTAAACTGAACACGACCACTTATTGAGACGTCTATATTTCCCCTAAATTTATCCTCGTAGTAATTCCCATAAACCTGTGTTTTTAATATCGCTGGTTTATCAAAAACATTAATATATAGCCCGCCAGTAATACTCCCAGTTTTTGACCCTGAAATATATCCACCCCCTACAAAAGAATATTCACTAGTATCAAATTGAAAAATATCTGCTGGAGATAGCCAATTGCTAGATGGTCCATTTTGAAGAACGGTTGTCTGATCATTAACCCATACAGGTATTTGTTTGGAAGTTGATATATAAGCATCTTCCGCTTCTGTACGAGAATAAGAAAATGTTGTAATGCTTTGTAGAGGATTTGAAACTTGTGTATTTGACGGTGTAGTATAAAAATCATATACAGGAATCTGGCTGCTTTTAATTCTGTCTATTACATATTCTTCAGGAATATCATTCTGTGCTCCAAAGCTAATATTGCTGGTATCAGAATCTCTCAACAAAAATATTTTATTATCTCTACTATTTTCTTCTAAACCACTAATCATCTCGTCAATACGCGACCATTTCTTGATGGTTCCACCCCCAAATTGAGGTATAATAGAGTTTAATAAAGCATCATTTAAATATGCCCTACCAGTTTCAGTTTCAGAATCTACAAACGGAACATTTCGTGATGGTTGCAACAAAGGCCTTATACTAACCAAACCCCTTAATCCACTAAAAAAAGTGGTTGCGAAATTAGAAAAAGTTGAGGCTTTAGAAACCAATACCACACTTTTACCAGTAAATGTAATTGACGGGGCTTCACCAGTTTCAAAAATATAGTTTCCAGTTAATGTTCCCTCTGAATATCCAGAATATATAAGACCAGCGACTTCGACAACTCCGAAACCCTCAACGTCTCCAGAGAATTCAACACCAGTCCAAGTATAATAGTCGTGAAATCTTTTGCTTTTTACAAAATCAGTACTCCATATACTATCAATCCCGATTTTTCGTTTTTCATATTCTAAACTCCCAGAGGGTGGAACATCTGGATAAAATTTATTGAAAGTATCAACATAATAACTGCCAACCTTAAGCTCTTCGTTGTACAAAAGATTGCTAGAAATTCTATTCCCAGTCTGGAAAAAATCTGGTAAGTCGAAAGTTTTTAGAGGCAGATTAGTTTCTACATCTAAAATATCTCCAGTAGATAAATCATATCTTCCAGTTGATGTATAATACTCTGACATTTAAATATTTTCTAATATATTATTTTTATAACGCCTCTGAATTGCATTTTTTTTACAACCAGAGCAACCACCACCTTGAAACTCTAATTCTGCAATGTATTGCTTATGCAGATCTTTGAACTTTTCTGGCAATTCTCCATCTTTAAGTCCAAAAAAAACATTCACAACCTCATTGATATTTTTTTCTATTCCTTTATCCCTAATAATCCTTCTCATAGGGGAATATTACAGTTTTTTTTATAAAAAGAGAAATTTCTTATACATACATAAAATGTGTAATAACGTCTCATGGCAGAGGATTTTTTGGATTTTTATAGGAGCAAGGGTAATAGTTTGTCGGACATCGACATATATTATGACTTTGATACTGGAATCCTTGGAGAATCACCTGCAACGAGCGGCTTTTTCGAATCTGGGAATCCCTATAAGCCGATAGTTTATAATAAAAAAACAGAAATATCAGATGGCTATGCTGTTGGGGAAAATTATTCTGGTTTTTATGATAAAAAAGGAACGGGCAATTTTATTAAAAATTATGACAGTGAAAGTTTTTTAAAAATTAATAATTCAAAAAATTTATCTGGAAGTTCAAATTGGACCTTTATAATTACCGCCAACAAATACGGGACTAATAACGGTATTATTTTTAGCAGCCTATCGGGTGACAAAGGCTTTAATCTAGGATTTAATGATACCCATAATTTATATCTTGAGTCATCTTCTGGGATATTCGTTTCAGAATTAAATTATGCTAGTTATAATGGGATCGTTTTAAACAAAAATGGATCAAACTTTAATATAGGGAGATACAATTTTAATACAAACAAATTTGATGTGGAAAACTTTTCAATAAACGGAGTTTCTCATGGTGAAAACTGGTTTATTGGTGGAACACCGAATAAACAAATATCGGAATCAAGTTTTAGCGGGACAATAGATAACTTTGTTTATTTCAATAAAAAAATAAATACTACCAAATTAAATAGTATATTTTCTGGGTTTTTAATTAGAAGTGAGGACTCTTTGGGTTTAATCAGTTTAACTGGAACGCAGACTTCGCAAAGCGGATACGTTGAAAGCGGTATTAAATATATTTTCAAAGAGTCTGTTGATATTTCTGGAGAATTTTCCGTTTTAAAGAATAACATTCCATTTAATAAGGACATTCTAAAGACTGGCTACATTAGTGATTTTTGTGGAAATAGGGAATCCCTTTATCGAAGTGGAGACAAAATAGGAATAAAGAAAGGAAACTTTTTTCTTGAGTATAGCGGTAACTTTGCTGAGTCAAATATTCAAACTGGGCTAATAACTGGTTCGAGTGTTGTAATTAGACAGTTAATTACTGGTTTTCAGAACCAAGTAACTTTAAGTACTGGACAGTTTTCGGATCTCGTATTTGAATATAACTGCTTGAATGATTGTGGCAATATTGAGCCTATATTTTCATTTCAGACTGGAACTGGAATTATAAGTGGTTTTAACTTTATACCTATAACTGGCCTTGTAAGTGGTTTTGAATCTACTACGGTTAAGAACGAGACATTAAAAGAAGTCTTCGTGAGTGATGTTATTGATCAATCGTGCGGATTTTATGTTGATAGCGGTTATATTGATCAGTATGGGTTTGACTCGATTTTTATTAAAAAAAATATGGCTCCCTCTTTTTTAAATCAGTCTTTAGTTTCTCCAGAAGATTTAAATTTAAATAATACTGTAAAATATAATAATACTGAAGGATTTTTTAAGATTCCACAAAATGATTCAAATAGCAACTTCTTTTCATTTTATAACGGTTACTTGCAAATATCGGGAAAGAATTATGACATAAAAAATAATAAAATCACTGGGAGCGGATTAAACTCTTCTGGAGTTTTCACTTACGGAAATCTATCCGAATTGAAAATTAAAGATATTAGTGGCTCGTATACTGGAACAAGCAAAACCTCCCTATTATTTACTGGAGATAAAAACTCTTTATACAGCATCTTAACTGGTTCTGGATCGGTTATCAATCTTCCAGTTGGGGAGTATAAGGCTATGGAGTTTAATGATTATTTTGAAATCAATAGCGGAGATAACAATTATTTAAGTTTTGATAAATTTTTTGAAAAAAGCTCAATGGTTTTCTTAAATGGAAAGAAGATGCTGCATAGTTTAGATTATTTAGAGACGCCAAACAATAAAAGATTAAAATCTGGAATATTTGAAACAAAGGGGGATTACTTTGGGGATATAAACAACTTTTTTCAACAAGCTATTTTGGGTAAATCTATCCTACTCCAAGATGGTTACAAACTTTTGGCTGAAGATATGAAAAGTCTAAATACACAATAGGCCTGTAAAAACTTAATTAATATAATATAAAATATAAAAGCGAAAATTACGAAATTAACATTAATTGAAAAAACAATAATTTATAAGATAATACAATAGATGAAAGAAACAGAAATAGAATTGATAAAAATTGATGGCGCGACTGATATATTTGGAGGTAAAATATACAATGCTTCATTCAAAAATAATTTTTCAGATTCACCGTCTAGCATCACTATCAATGTTGTTAATGAAGATGGTATATACGAAATTCCAAAATTGGATGCCAACTCTATTCAAGAGTTTTACGAAATAAAGATAGGAGAACAGGAATTAGGAAAATACTCCCTAGTCAAGACGCGCACCAGTGTGAGTAAGTCGGGCAAAATATTGGAATTAACTTTTTTTGACATTACTATGAATTTGGATAAAATTTATATTGGATTACATAAAAAGCACGGGATTATACCAAGATCTGACGAAGGGGATAAAAGATTAAAAAGCTATAGCAAAAAAGATATTTTATCTTCGATGGAGGGTGTCGAAGTTGAAGGCGATGAAACTGGAAGGCCACCATTTTTTATCCAACTGAATGACGATGGTGACGTTACGCCCTTAATTTTAATGGGTAGAGAATTTCACCCTTGTGACGCCAATCGAGATGGCTATTTAGATTTTGAAGAAGACTTGTTTCAGGGAGATGGGTGTGACCCATGCCCAAACTGTCCAGAAGACAAGTATGATGGCAGTATAGATCGTCAAAGATGTTTAGATTTAGAATGTAGTGAGATTTTTGAGGTTAGATATAATTTCAAATCATTACTTGAAGCAATAGCAGAATTTTTTACACAGGCAGACATAGATATAGAGATAGAAGGACAGCCAGAAACCAATGATCTATATTACGCGCAGTATGAAGGGACTTTGAGAGAAGTTTTAAAAAGATGGTCAGCCGACTTCTCTTTTAACTTTTATTTAGAAAATAATGAAGGAAAAGCTACTCTTAAATTTATTGATACAAAAGTTGAAGCAGATATTATTGGCAAGGACGAACTCGGCGAAGAGGACGTTATAAGTTTCGAAGAAACGCAGAGTGTCGAAAATACTCAAAATTCTGGAAGCATATCTCTTTATAGACAAAGTGGAGAAAGAAAAATTTACAACTGTTCTACAAGTGTTAAGATGGATTTAAAGCCTCTAACTTTGGGGGACTTATATTCCGATACGGACGAAGCTATTCTAGGTAAAAAACAAGAAGAAAATGATCTGGTATCTTTTGAGGATCTAGAAATATCTATTGGTCTTGCAAAATATAGCCTAGCCATGCGAGAGCACTTTTGGTGGGGCAAAATGTATGGAGCAGACAGGGGTAGGGAAGATATTGTCAAGCTGCAATACCTAGGTCCCGCTGAGAAGAAAAGCTCGCCTACTGGAGGGGGAGAGATTAAATTTGAAGTCCCAGAAAAGTTTCCTAAAAGCACTCTTGAACGTTCTAGCGGACTT